AAGACAGTCAAGGAAGGCGTAAAGGCCACCAAAGACTGGCACAAGAAGAATCCCCACAAGAAAGGTAAGTAATGGCTAAGAATCCTTGTTGGGACGGCTACGTCCAGGTAGGTATGAAGAACCAAAATGGTAAGAAGGTGCCAAACTGTGTGCCTGAAGGAAAAGGAAAAGACAAAGTCGCTAAACCTAAGAAAGGTAAAAAATAATGTGTGTTAAGTGTGGTTGTGGTAAGAAAAAGGGCGAGCCAGGTTTTGGCAAAGGCCCAAAGAACTCTGCAAAGAAGATGTCCCCTAAGCAAAAGAAGCTTGATATGGACAAAGACGGCAAGCTAGAAGGATCTGACTTCGCTGCCCTACGAAAGAAGAAGAAGTAATGTGCGCCACCTGTGGCTGCGGTAAGCCAAAAGACAAACACGGCATGAAAACTCTACAAGCGGCTAATAAGAAGTTTGCTAAAAAGACTGCTCCTGCAAAGGGTAAGAAGTCCTCTATGGTTAGAAAGAAAGGTATGTAAATGTGCGTTGAGTGTTGTGCTGCTTGGGTAGAGCCCCCAGACCTTACGTGTCCAGACTGCGACTGCCGTAATAAGAAAGAAGACTAATGTCTAAGTACACCAAAGCTTCAGATAAAAAGCAGGATGCTAAGACAACTAAAGGTCTTGACAAAGAGCAAAAAGAAAAGTTTGAAAAGATGGACAAGAAGCACCGTAAGCCTAAGTCTCAGGAAGACGACCGTAAAATGGACGTTGCTAACGTAAAGAAGATTAAGGCTCAGGAAAAACGCCACGAAGCCAAAGAGGGCAAGAAAGGCGAAAAGGCCGAGGACAAGCGAGAAAAAAAGTCCAAAAAGAAGTAAATGATTAGCCCCCGAAAGGGGGCTTTTTCATTTACTCTTGTTCTTGACGCCGGAGTAATCCGGAACCCTGCAGCTTTACCCCGCATCTTCTTTTGGAGGATTCTGATGATTTACTTACTTGACCGTTTGGCACGCGAAGAAAGCGAAGCCGATCGAGAACAATTCGTACGCGGAGTACTTGGCTTAGACAAGTTTCACGCTAGCTCTATGGTAGCTGGCTGGATTGCAGGAAGTCTAACTGCTAAGACAATCGCGAGACGTAAGTGATCACAGGACTATTAGCTAAATCTCTCTATGAAGGTGCCGAGTTTGACTCCACGGTACTAACTAGTCGTCTTAGAACTTTTTGCCGTATAAACGGCTGGCCGGAAGATGTGTGGACTCAAATGTCTATACGTCAAGAAGACGGCGAATACACCATTTATTATCCTCCACAGCTTTCCGCTAAAGTGAGCTTTTTAGAATATGGGGATCAAGATACTCCCCCTTCTGCGGTGCTTAGAAGTTTTTTAACTAACTACATTGAGACTGATGCTTTTGCTACAGGTATTTCCCGCAGCCTTAAAGGAATGGGGGTTATCTAATGCCAATTATTATTAATGAAGATAAGGCTATAAAGGCAGCCCTTGCCGGATTAAAAGTTTCTGATAGTGCAAACGCCCAACGCTCTGTAGGCGTTTGGTACGGACAACCTGATATGGAAATTAGAGATCAGGTCTACCCATATATTACTATTGACTTCATCGGTTACTCTGAAGATTTTGAAAGAGCACATAGAGGCATGATAACTATGCCTTATTACTTTGAAGGTACTGATCCAGGAACTGTTAACCCAAATGGTTCTGGAACAAAACAGTATCAAACAGAGTACCCAATTCCTGTAAATCTTGACTATCAAGTTACTACCTACGCACGTCAGCCAAGGCATGACCGTGCAATCTTGGCCGCAATGTTAACCGGTCAAGTTCTTCCACTACGCGGTGGACGCCTAGTTATTCCAGAAGATCAGACTGTTCGTCGTGTCGATTTTCTTGGGATGTCAAAAAAGGATACGACGGATCAAAACGGTAAAAGACTATTCTCTAACGTGTTTAACTTACGCGTTAGCGCTGAAATCTTGCCTACAGTTCTTGCTCAGAAGTACCCAGTACAAACACCACCTCTAATATCGCTCAACAACCAGTCCACCCCGTTTTCTACAATACAGATATAACCAGGAACCCAGAGACAATAACTCAAACCTAAGGAGTAATAAAAATGACAACTTACAGCAGACCGGGAGTCTTCATCAATGAAGTCCCTTTGCCTCAGCAAGTTGAACTAGCAAACAACGGACAGGCTCGTGGAGCGTTCCTAGGTGCATTTGCACAGGGTCCTACAGCAGAACCAGTTCTAATTCAAAGTTGGTATGACTTTGGAAAAACATTTGGCAGTCTTTCAGATAGCTACCCAGCTACTTGGGCTGTCTATTCATTCTTTGCCAATGGTGGCCGCAGCGCTTACATTAAGCGTGTTACAGGTTCTGGAGCTACAGCAGCTACAGTAACCCTTCGTGACCGTGCAGCTACACCACTAAGCACACTTCGAGTAACAGCAAAAAGCGCTGGTGCTTGGGGTAACGCACTAAAAGCAGAAGTTAGAGCATCTTCTACTACTACTTTTAACCTAATCATTTCTGATGCAAATGGCATCTTGGAACAGTTTACTGATCTAAGCATGGCCACAACAAACAGCCGTTACTGCGTAGCGTACGTAAACTCAGCTTCATATTACGTAACCCTTACCAACCTAACTAGTGGTACAGCAGCTCCAGATAACATGCCAGAAATTGCAGGACAAAAAACATTTAGCTCAGGAGCAGATGGAACAGCACCTACACGTGCTAACTATCAGACTGCACTAACAACTTTTGATGCAATTACTAACCCACTTCTTCTAATCAATGGAGATGCATCATACGCATTTGCATCAGGTGGAGAAAACTCAGCTCGCGCTGCAAAAGTACTTCTAGACACAGACGTAACTGCATATGCAGATGCTCGTGGAGACGTATTTGCTTTAATTGATCCTCCTGCAGGTTCAACACCAGCAGAAGCTATTACCTACGCAATCGATGGTTGCGGAGCGGTAGATGGCGGCAACGCAGCTATTTACTACCCATGGGTAGTAATTCCAGACCTACTAAAGTCAGCACCAGGTGCTACTCGCGTAGTTGGACCAGCAGCAATTGCTGCAGGAAAGTATCTAGAAACTGACGCATCCCGTGGCGTATTCAAGACCCCAGCTGGTTTTGGTACAAAGATTGGAAGCGCTGTAGCTCTAGAACGATCATTGACAAACGCAGAGCTAGACTCCCTTAACGCAGCATCTAAGCCAGTAAACGCTATTCGTAACGTTCCTGGTGGCGGTATTGTAATTATGGGTGGACGTACCCTAAATAACTCAACAGGTGAGCGTTACATAAACGTACGCCGCTCAATGATTTATTTAAAGAAAGAGTTGACTGATCGCAGCAGCTTTGCTGTGTTTGAGAACAACAGTGAAATTCTATGGAATCAAATTAGAACTTCATTGAGTAACTTCCTCCGTAACTACTGGTCACAAGGTGGACTAAGAGGACAAACTCCAGAGCAGGCATTTTACGTAAGATGCGATGCTTCAAACAATACTGCTACAGATATCCTTGCTGGCCGAGTAAACATCGAAGTCGGTGTGGCCGTAGAATATCCTGCAGAATTCATCGTGATTAGCATCGGGCAAATCACTGGAAACGCTTCGGCGTAGTTAAGGAAAGGATAAAAGATAATGGCAGATAAACCCGCTTTTACTAACGTGTTAAGCACTCTAGCTACCGATCCAGTTCGTAATTTTCGGTTCCTTGTAGAGTTCTTACCAACAGCAGATTCAGCAACGCCTGAATTTGCATTTAGTACATCAATGGGATTTACCTCAGTATCAGGCCTAACCGTCTCTACTGAAGCAATCCAATACCGTGAAGGTGGATACAACACCACTGTTCACCAATTGCCTGGTCAAACTTCATTTAGCCCAATTACACTCAGCAAGGGTGTAATCCTAAATGCAACATCAAATCCAAGTAGTCAGCTAGACTGGATGAAGCGTTTGTTCTCAGTCCTAAGTGGCGGAGCTAAGGCTGGAATCGGAGCGGATTTCCGTTGCGATCTAGACATCTCTGTTCTTAGCCATCCAAATGCTGCTGGACTAAGTGGAGAAGATAAGACTCTTGCAAAGCCTAATCAGAACCCACACGTAGCTATTCGTTTCCGTGTGTACAACGCTTGGATCACAAACCTTTCATACAGCAACCTAGATGCTGGTGGAAATAGCTTGATGGTCGAAGAAATGACTCTAGTACACGAAGGCTGGGATGCAAAGTATGCATCAGCGTTAACTACAGCTGGAAGCGCACCTAAGTTCGTATAACATCTAAGAAAAGGAATACAACATGTCTACAACTATTAAAGCAGCAGAAAACCCACAATTGGCGAATCAATTATTAGAAGATGTTAATAAGATTGTTAATCAGGAAGTGATGGGGTCAGTACCAGAAGTGGTAATCCCATCACTTCCTGATACAACAGTTACGCTAGCTGCGGGTCTTATAGACCCGTTTGAAAACACCGTTTCTACAACAGCTGAAGTTAGAGAACTAAACGGGGCAGATGAAGAGGCAATTGCTAAGTTATCTGATCCAGGTAAGGCTCTTTTGGCTATTCTAGAACGAGCAACAGTATCTATTGGAGATCAACCAGCTACAAAGCAACTTCTAGGTTCCCTGCTTGCAGGAGATAGAGAAGCTTTGCTTCTAGCTATTAGAAAAGCAACTTTTGGTTCAGAGGTAGAAGTCAGCACAGTTTGCGACAAATGCCCTGAACTACAGACTTTTAAAATTGACCTAAACAAAGATGTTGAAGTTAAGAAGTTAGAAGATCCTATTCGGGATCGTAGATTTACGGTAGAACTAAAGGCTGGGCTTGCAAAAGTCAACCTACCTACAGGAGATGTTCAAACTCAAATCATTAACGCTACAGATAAGAACTCTGCAGAGTTAGACACTATGCTCTTAGTTGCTTGCGTAACAGAGATTGGTGACCAACCAGTTCTAAGCCCTAACCGTATTAGAACTCTTGGAATAACAGACCGCAGGCTTCTTCTAGACGAGATTGCAAAACGAAATCCTGGACCACAACTAAGCGAAATTAAAAAGGCTTGCGGAACATGCGGCCAGGAGGTATACCTGCCACTAACCCTGGCAGAGTTGTTTCGTCAATGAAAGTAGTTATCAAGATGTAATTGACTCTTACGACCTACTAGCTCAGTTTTACCCGGGTTGGTCGCTAACAGAGTTAAGAAATCTAACGGTAAGAGAACGGTTAATATTTTTATCCAAGGCAGTAGCAAGACCTAAGGCGGTGAGATAGCGTGGCAGAGGCAAGAGGAAACTTAGGCACCGGTGGAGACGAAGCTTTCACCGGTCAGAAGAGTGTCGAAAAGTTAACTGATACCGCTAATAAAGGTTTTGGAAACGTTCTCAAGACTGCTAAAGAACTTGAAAAAACTTATGCCAAGATACGTGCACATGTAGATAGCGTAGCTAAGACTCAATCTGGTGGCAGATCTACAAGCACTATGGGCAATAGTCTTGGACAAATGCCTAATAGGGGCGGCATGGGAGTTGCCGGCGGCATTGGTATGGGCATAGCTGCAGTAGGTGCAGGCGCTATGGGCATCATGCCTAACACCATGACAGCAGTTACGCAAAGACTTACTGCTGAAGGCGTTGCAATGTACAGCTCCGGTGGTATGGGGGCTAGAGGAGTAATTGGTTCTGCCAACTCTATGATTGGTCGCGGTAATGCAACCAGTGCTATGGGACCAACTATGGCTATGGGGCAGATATTGTCTCAAGGTGGTTACGGTGCTCAATCAGTAAGCACACAGCGAATCATGAGTCAACTTGGCGGTATGAGCGCCATGAGTGGTATGAGCAATGAACAAGCGGCTGGATCATACGCTGGTCAAAGTGGTATGAACATGCTGCGCTTAGGAATTAGGCTTCGCGATAGAGAAGGAAACCTTAGACCGCCTAACGAGATTATTAATGAACTGTACTCAAAGATATACCGAGGAAAAACCCCTAAAAATCCTGAGGTAATGTTTAGTCCAAACAGCATTGAGTACCAAACAATTATGAACATTGCTGGTGGAGACGCCAACCTATTTAATATTTACGCCAGTGGTCTTATGGCTAGATTTAAAAACAACAAGCCATTAACTGGTAAAGACATGAGCAGTGCTAAAGGCATGCTTGGAACTATGGGCGTAGGTGGCGGAGTACAAGCAAGTAATTTTAATTTTCAAAGCTCACAAAATAGAGTTTTGCAAGGAACAGAACAAGGTTTAGTTGGTGGTTACCAAGGAGCTCTAGGAGCAGCCGCTGCAGTAAACAATGGATTCGCTGCAATTGCAGAAACTCTTCCTGGAGTTGTAAATGGTTTAGCCGCTCTTAAGGGAGTCCTACAAACCCTTCCTATGGCTGGTGGTGCTGGTGCAACTATGGCTGGTGCTGCTGGAAGTCTTTCAAACCTACTCATGATGCGTATGGCTTTTGGAGGACTTGGTAAGGGTGGACTAGCAAGTGGCGCTGGTAAGGCTGCTATGGCCGGTGGTAAAGCCGTACCTATTTTAGGAGCAGCTCTTTCAGCCTACGGTGGATACCAAGCTGGAAAATCTAAGGGCGGATTTGATTTTAAATCAATGTTGGCTAGCGCTGCTATGGCTGGTGGCGCAGGAGCACTTGTTGGTGCAGGAACAGGGCCAGGAGCTTTAGTAACTGGTTTGATAGGCGCATTAATTGGTGGAGGATCAAACGCAGTTGGTCAGCTTATGGGTGGAGCAGGTGGTGGAGAAAGTACTAGCCCTTCTTCAAGTTCTCCGGGAACTACGCCTATGGCAATAAACCCTGCACCTAACCGTCAACGCGTATCTTCACAGTACGGTTGGAGAAGCGATCCAAATAATCCTAAGGAAAGACATCACCACGGTGGTATTGACTACGCCATGCCTGTTGGAAGTCCAGTGCTTGCGGCAGCAGACGGTGTTGTAGACCAAGTAACTACTCAACCAAATGGAGCTAGAAGTTACGGACATTACGTTGTTATTAAGCATGAAGGTTTTTACACTTACTATGCTCACTTAAGTAAGTCTGTAGTTAAAGTGGGTCAAGAAGTACGTCAAGGACAACTGATTGCTTACTCTGGTGGACAAAAGGGAGCGTGGGGTTCTGGAAGCTCTACTGGACCACACCTACACTTTGAAGTGCGTATGAGTAAGGGTAGTAAGCAAACCGTAGACCCGCAGAGTATCTTTGGAAAAATTAAATCAAAAGTTTCTGGATTGTTTGCCGGTAAAGATAAGAATGAACTTTCAGAAGAAGACTTTTCACAGTTTGTGTTGGGCGGAAGCTCTAAAAAATCAGCATTTGCTGGCGGCCAACTACTAGAGATGATTCAACAAGGTGCTCCATTTTCAGCTAAAGATTTATCTTCAGGTGAAGCATTAAATTGGGCAAAAGCTCATGGAGAAAAATCAAGCGTATTAGACGGCTTGATGGGCGACAATCAAATGACCGCTGCTAGTGGAGACACTTCAGGTATGGCGTTTGGATCCCGTAAAGGATTGCTCAAGGCTCTTTACAACCAAGGCTTTAGAGGCAAGTCTTTACAAACAGCCTTTGCTGTTGCCTTAGCAGAGTCTGGTGGTAGAGCTAAGGCTGTTGGTGATGAGACTATTCAAAATAAAACCTACGGTCCAAGCATTGGTCCTTTCCAGATTAGAAGCTTAAAAGACCCTAAAAAGTTTGGAGAATCTGGAAAATGGAGAGACCCAAAAAGACTATTTGACCCCTCTTTCAATATTCAAGCAGCTTGGAACATCTCTAACCAAGGTAAAAATTGGAAAGCTTGGTCTGCCTACAGCAACGGTTCATTCTCTAAGTTCTTAGATGATGCTGAGTCAGCAGCTAAGTCTGCTGGTATTCCTGCATACGAGTACGGAGTAGATCGTACTAAAGAAGGCTTAGCTTATCTGCACCCAGATGAAATGGTCCTTAATAAGGGACAGGCAGACTTACTTAGAAACAATAGATCTAATGTTGCGGGTGGAGCAACCATCAATGTACAGATGTCTGTAAACATTGCTAAAGCTGGAGATCAGGAAGTTCTTGTGATGTTAGATAGATTTAAGCAAGCAATTGCCAGCGATAAAGACATTGCAGCGATAGGGAGTTATTAATGCCAACAGCACCTTCCGGATATAAGTACAGTGTTGATGCTTTTGAGCTTAATAAGTACAGCACTGACAAGGAGTCTTTTCCATCTATTTACGGAGTAAAATTTAATAAGAGCAAGCAGGTTATGATTGACTCTAACGTAATTTACCGCATAACTGTATACAAGAACACGACCGTTATTCCAGATGGTGGAGTAGCAATTTCGGGTGACGGAAATGTAAAGTCTAGAGTTCTTTCTACAGGGCCTTACGCTACCTTTAAAGAAAAAGTAAAATCAATATGTGACGTTAAAGGCATTAGAACAATTGAGGATAAGTATTACGATTTTACTTTAGTTCCTAAAGGAATAAATGGAACTGTTAGCCCACTGTTTACAGTTCAAGTTCAAATTAACGGTATCTGGGCAGACGTAACAACTGTTTCTGGGTCAGCTACCCCTTCTTCTATTTTTAGCAAAAAATCTACTCCGCCAGGAGTTCCTGAAAACGTAAGTCGAACAGATGCTGGTCTTTCTTTTGGTCAAGAACCTGAGTATGAGTGGTGCTCTAAAACACGCACCTGGGCTCGTAGATGGCTGTCTAATGCCGTTCAATTAAATAGGACTGCGGATGAAACAAAAAAAGGATTAGGACCTAAATGGGAAGTAACTATCTCAGTTAAGTACTTTGATGAACTTGGTGGCCTTAAAAAAGAAGACTTTTTAGGCGGCGGACGAGAGATTAACTACAACTTTAATAAAACAAATAGTAAGTGGCAAAAAGCTAAAAAACTGCTGTCTGATACTAAAAACTGTAATTTAACTAGTGGTGGAGGCGGGGACGGCGGAGGCGGCGGAAACTCTACACCAACTCCGGAGTCTGTAAAAAAGGCTGCTGATTTTAACCCGTACCCACACATTGCTACTAGACATTTTTCTGCCAGAATTACCGGGGAAGATATTTCGTATGAAAATGCAAATGTCTATGATCAACTAGCTTCTTTTTACGTAGACCCAGAAATAGTTGATTTGCCAGATAAAAAACAAAATGAACTTCCTGGCGGTAAATCTGCGCAAATAAACCGTTTTTGGGGCTTTAGGTTTTTGTTTAACCCAAGTTACATAAGCTATAACATGAGTTCAAATAACCAAGTTGACTGGACCCGCCCTAATGAAAATAACGCTGCACTAGTAGCTTCTGGTATTGGTGGAACTATTTCTGTAAACATTCTATTAGATCGAGTAGCTGACATGGCTACTATGAAACAATGGAAGAAAAACGGAGGTGGTTCTCTTCCACAAGGTAACTACCCAATTTCTATGGACGCTGAACAGTGTGCGGGCATTTTACATAGAGGTACTGAGTATGATCTTGAGTACTTATTTAGAGTACTAAACGGAAACCCTCAAAAAGTAATTTTAATGGGAGAATCCCCTAAAGATGGGCTAGAGCTACTAAGCGCAAATATGGGGTATATTACACAACTACCGTTTATATTTAAAATTTCTGAAAGACAGCGGTACAAGGTAATTATGCAAGGAATTAACGTATCTCACGAAATGTTTACTAGAGACATGATTCCTATTAGAACTGTAGTTCAAATAAGTCTTGAGCGTCTCCCAGACCTAGTCAGTGGAGATTTCAAGAAGTTTAAGCAAGCTGAGGCTATTAATAAGATCACTCAAGTTATTAAGGGACCAAGTGCTAGCGATATTATTGCTTCTCGTAGACAAAGGGATGGGTTCCTATAATGGCCGTGTATAGAGATTCTCGTTATGACGATGGGGATGCCCAGCAAATAAAAAACAAAACTACTGGTGCATATGCTTGGACTGTTTATCGAGCTTTTCCAGAGTCTAGAACAATTACGTATATTGATTACACCTGGGTAGAGGGAGACCGATTAGACTATTTAGCTGCAGTTTATCTAAGAGACTCTACTTTGTGGTGGCAGATATTAGATATAAACCCTGGTCTTCCAGATGCTTTAGAAATTGCGCCTGGAACTATTATTAGAGTTCCTAGGAGTTAATGTGGCCACCCCATTATTTAAAAAAAACTTAGTTAAAACTCCACTAGAGCGTTACCCTACCCGAACAGTGCGGTTTCCTCTAAGTCCTTCTTTTAACTTAGTATTTTTAACAGCTAAACTAGGGCAAGAGTTTAATGCTCACGACACTTTAGTTTTGCAGTACGCTGGAAAAATAGAAGACGCCTTAAACTTTATTGGTTCAGGAGACCCTGTTGAGTTTGAGTACTCTGGCGCAGGGTCTACAAAAACATGGGTTGGTTATGTACACAAAGTAAGGCCTTCTACTGTAGCTGAAAACTCTACAACTATTATTTGTATTTCCCCAACGTATCTTTTAAAAACTACTAAACAAAAAATTTATAAAAATGTAACTGCGGACCAAATTGTTGAAAAAGTATGCAAACAATACGGATTAAAAGCGGTTACCCAACGTCACCCTAGAGTATTTTCAAGTATTGGACAAGCTGGACAAAGTGATTGGCAATTATTAAGAAGATTAGCTAAGCAAACTGGTTTTGGTTTAAAAATTTCAGGTACTACCGTCTATTTTATGTCAAAAAACAAGCTAAGTTCAGCTAGCGCTGACAGAGCTTCGTACTTTTTTAAAGAAAATGCGGCTCCAACCGTAAGAGGTATTGCTTCTATGGGAACTCTTATAGACTTTACCCCTCAGATTTCTGACGAAGCTCCAGATATGGTTGGATCTACTGTAGACCGAGTTGTAAGCGGCCTGCACTCAACAAATAACAAGACTATTGCAACTAAACATAAAATTGAACCTGCTAAAAAGAAAACTAAAGGTACCGTAACTCCTAATAAGAAATTTTTAAAGAAATGACAAATAGCCCACACAGTAAGCCCTCACAAAAAGCAAAATTTGTAAAACATTTGCCTTTTGAAGTAGCTAAAACCGTATCAGAGGCAAAATTTATTGCTGAAGACTTAGCAGAAGCTGATAGGTACAACTATAGAGGCGTTGCTCTTTTATTGGGAGACGCAAACGTAAACGTTGGAGAGTCTATATATTTAGATAACTTAGATCAAAATATGTCTGGGTATTGGACCGTAATAGCAATTAGCCATTTATTTGGTAGCGGAAACTACACCTATCAAATGGAAGTATTAGTTGGAGCAGACTCTTTAGGAAACCCTGACCCTAGCATTGGAAAAAACCCAGGAAAAAGAGATTTTGAAGCTGAGCTATCAAATCAATCTTTAAAGCCAAAAGGTTCTAAGCTAAACAACTACGCTATTGGGGTAAATAACGGAAAAATAGATGTTGGGCTAAAAAAGACTAAATCTGCTAAAAACATACCAGGCCCTGCGGCTAGACCCCTTGCAACGTCGTATACTCCAAATATATACAAAAATGATAAGCCAGATTTTTCACAGGTAGCTAGACAAGTAACTTGGAGAGCTAAATGACAACCAATGACATTAACCAAGAGACCTACATGCAAGATCCTCAGGGTCGAACACGATTCTACGGAATCTATGAGGGCATTGTTAAAGAGATTAACGACCCTTTAAAAAAAGGAAGAATTAAAGTTCAAGTTACTGTTACTGGACAAGAGGTTAGCGGATGGGCTAGAGCAGTACTGCCTATTACCCATAACGCAAACCACCCCGATCATCAAGAGCATACCGCTGCTCAAATTGCAGCGCTTCTAACAACAACTTCAGTTTCTGCTTCAGGAACTGCTAGTTCTGGAGGGTCTCCAGCCCACACCCACCCAGCTTCAGTAACTGTGCCAGCGTTAACCGTAGTAGCAAAACCTGGTGCTGGTACCCTTAAACATCCCCACAAAATTGCGGTAGACGCTGCAAAAAAGTGGAATGGTTCAGACGCTAAAACAGCAATGTTTAACGATGCAACCAACACGGATGAACACACCCCACACCGGTATGTGCCTAATAAAGGTCAACGTGTGTGGATCATGTTTGTTGCGGGATTACTTGAAGAACCAGTATGGATAGGAGTGCAAGAATGAAAGCAATATCGTTTCCCTTCACCCTAGACCCATTTGGTAAGACAGCTAGCACTACCGACCAAAGAAAAATTTATCAAGATAGGGTTTTAACCCTGCTATCTACAGCTGTAGGTGAACGCCCTATGCGCCCAACTTACGGAACAAATATTGCTACCGCAATGTTTGAAAACCAAGGGAACGTAGAAAAAGCTATTAACGACGCAATTCGTTCAGCAATTTCTAAATGGATCCCAGAGCTAACCGTTAATAACATTTTTTTAAAAGGGTTCTTAGACACGGGAGCGGTAACCGTTGAGCTTAATGTGAGCCTACCAGATTTTGTTGAAGACAACATTACTGTGGTAACTACCACACTCAATCCAGACGCGACTACCACGAGGTGATGAAAAATGGCTAATGAAGTACCTTCCCAGATAGACTATACCTCTAGAGACTATCAAGCTCTGTTAGAAGATCTAACAAGCTTGGTAAATGTTAGAACAAACTATGCGTGGACTGCAGATGACCCAAGCGATTTAGGAACTATTCTTTTAGAGTCTTTTGCTTACATGGGAGACATTCAATCTTATTACATTGATCGAGTAGCTAATGAACTAACTCTTGATACCGCCGCACGTAGAAAAACACTAGTGGACATTGGCAAGCTGTACGGTTACAGAGTTTCTGGGCCTACACCTGCACGTCTTAACGTTGTTTTTGAAAACATAAGCGATGAAGCAATAGACATTCCAGTGGGAACTCAAGTTTTAGCTACTTTGCTTTATGGAGACTTTACAGAAGTATATTTTGAAACAACTGCCAGTGCAACTCAGTTAGCCCCTGGAGACACAGTCACTCTTGCTTGTCAAGAAGGAAAGACCGTAAACACTGATCGCCCTGACTTAATTAGCCCTACTACAAATAAGCCACTGCCAGTAAACCTAGGTGTTTCTGACGGAACAGCGCAACAAATTGTAGAGCTAATCGACACTAATGTTGTAGATGATTCTATAATTGTTTATGTTGGACAGGGAGTAGCCTTTACTCCATGGAGTTATGTAGAGTCTTTGACTGAGGCTGGACCAAACCAACTTGTGTTTACTACAAATGTAGATGCAGACGGAAACGTTTCTTTAGAGTTTGGTGACGGCATCAATGGAGCTATTCCTCCTGCAAACCAAGTAATTAGCGCTCTGTACAGAATTAGTGCTGGTGCAGCTGGTAACTTAAACTCAGGAACTGTCGAAGAAGTTACTTTTATTCCAGGAAACATTCTTCCAGAAGCAATTGGATATCTAGCTGTTTCTAATCCTTCCGCTGCTTTTGGTGGAGCAGATGGGGATGACAACGATCAAATACGCACTAAAGTAAAAAATGCTATTACTACTCGTCGTAGAGCGGTAACTTTAACAGATTACGCAGCTCTAGCTTCTCAAGTTTCAGGCGTAGGTAGAACAAAATCTGTTGCTGGAGTCTATAGCTCAGTAACTTTATACTTACAGACACAGAACGATGACTCTGTAACTCCGGGCATAGTTAGTGGGTCTGCAACATCTTCTTGGACAGCACTATCCTCAAGAGTATCTTCGTACCTTTCAGATAAAATTCCTGTAGGAACAACTGTTTCAGTTCAACCGCCAACATACGTAGACTTTTATGTAACTTTAACAGTAGTAGCGAACCCTGCGTTTAATAACGCAGATATTGAGCAAGAGATTAGAGACGTATTTCTAAACCCTGGTGGGCTGTTTGCGTACGAAAGTGTTGACTTTGGTCAATTGGTGGCCTACTCAGCTGTCATGTCTAAGGCTGCTTTAGTACCGGGTGTTCAATCTATTATCATAAATAAATTAAATACCGATAACTCCAACAGTGCTTCTACAGCTGGTGTACAGCTGAACTCTGGTCAGATCCCAGTATTACAGACTACTAACCTAATTATTAACGTTAGCGGTGGTTTGTCATGACAGTACTTGTAAAATCTTAGAGAATAAACCAAGAGAATAGAATAGGTGAGAAATGGTTGCTCAGTATCCTTCAGCAATTAGGTCGTTTACTCCAAAGGTAGACCTTGTAGACACAGTTTTTGCTGACCACGTAAACGTCCTTCAAGACGAAACACGTGCTTTACAGGTAACCCTGGGAACTACTCTTCTTGCGTCAACTAACTATTCTGGTATTTTTAGTCAAACCTCAACTTGGGCAAGCTTGTCTGCCCGCCTAGCTAATATTGAAGCTGGACTAGTTGGAGGAGTTACCGGATCTCCTTACTTTAAGAAAAGTGGAGATTCTATTACCCCAACCTCTGGAACAGTTGGGTTAGCCCTTAAAACTGCAGCGGGTGCTTCTAACTTACTTGAAACTAGAAACGCAGCAAACACACTTAACTTTCGTGTTGATTTTGATGGCCTTCCAAAAGTAGGTAATAACGACGTTCTATACGTTGGTGGTACAGCCTATAACACGCTAAACTCAAAAGTAACTGCTGTTGAGACTATTGCAAAAGGAAATAGGTTTGATCCGTTTTTACTAGCTGGCATGTAACCTAACAGGAGCAAAATATGGCAAAATATGCGTTTGGGATTTATGGTAATCCCAGTTTTAAGTATGGTCAGAGCGATGCTGACCGCCTTTACTACTCCTCCCAACTTACTGCTTGGGCCTACGAC